TTTACAGGAGGGCATAAATGAGTGGAGGTCGAAGTCAACAAAACAAAATTATTGAACATCAAAATGAACAGATCCAAAAGCAATATGAATCGGATCTAAAGAATTATGAGTTTCAATATGGTTTAGAGAAAGATGCTGATGGCAATTTTGTACAACTTTTTGATGATGATGGATCAAAATCTGGTGTATTAAATAATCAATACGAGTATCAAGTTGAATCTTTAAATTTAAGAAAACAAGCTGATCAAGAAACTAGAGATTATCAAGAAGAGACTGCCAACCAAAACTGGGAACAAGGCAAGTCCATGCAGCAGTACCAGTGGGATCAAGAAGATAGATTATTTAGAAAGAATGCTGACCAATATACTGATCAATTAAGTTTCAATGAACTTGAATATCAAGATTCTTTAGCTAGAGAAAAAGAAGTTTTAAATGAAAGATTTATTGAAGCAGCTTTTCAAAATCAAGGTATTATTCAAGATTTATATGAAGCTACCGGTACAGCTGGTTTTAATAAAACACAAGCTAAACTAAATCTTCTTAATAGAGAAAATACTATTGAGTACCAAAAACAAAAACAACTAACCAATTTAAAACAAAGCACTAAGGGTGCTGGTTTTGCTACAGCTGGTAAGCAATTAGATATTTTAGATGGAAGAGGTAAAGGAAAATTTCAAACAGCTTCACAATATTTAGATTTAGCTTCCAAAGAAGCAAAAAATAGATTTGCAAAAGAGCGTCTTAACTTAGATACTAAAACCCAAACTCAAGCATTAGAGTTTCAAAATGAAATGCTTAGAAGGGAAAGTAATAAAGCATCTTTAGATACAGCTAAACAAATAGAAGATCAAGCAATACAAGCATTGCAAGCAAGTGGTCAAGCACAACTTACACAATCTGGTAGATCACAAGGTAAAGCTGTACAAGGAATTTTAGCTGAACTAGGTAGACAGAATAACTATTTAGCTGAAGCTCTTATAAGAGGTCAAGATGTTGCCGGTGCAAGAATGAAGCAAAACAGAATAAATGCTTTAAATACTGTACAAAGAGCAGCTTTAGCTGAACAACAAATTAACTTTAGTACTATTGAAAACGTTACTAAAGCAATGCTTAATGTTGGAGAAATTAACCGAGGTTTAAAATTTAGTGATGCTAGAGGTCAAATTAGTCTTGACGAAATACAACAAGGCGTCATGAATAATGTTGAGAATGCAAGTCTTGATGTACGTAAATTAGAAGATGAACTTACAGCTGCACAAACTGATACTGGATTAAGTCTTAAGAAAATGGAATTTGATTTAGACATGCTTGGTTCAAGGTTTAAAACAAATCAAGACATACTTAAAACACAATTAGAAAGTGCTGTAAAAACTTCTGAAATGAATATGAAGGATTTATACAGAGCTAAAACACAAGCAGATCTTAACGCTGAAGCAAGAAGAATGTTAGATCCTTCTCAAGGTAGAAACTTAGTAGATCTAGAAAACTTTAGACCTATTGAATTACCTGATGCTATATATCAAGATCCAATGGCTCCAGAAGTTGGACCACCTCCAATAAAAGGTGCAACACAATCTCCTATATCATTTGGACAAGCTCTACCCGGAGCTGCATTAGGAGGTCTTACTGCTGGATTAGGGACATATGCTGCTATGTCATCTGCTGGTTTAACTGCTGCTAAAGGAGCTACAGGATTAATGTCAGCTGGACCATTAGGACTTGCAGTTGGTTTAGGCACAATGTTTATGGGATTATTTTAACAATTAAATACTATGAGGAATTTATCTTTTTCTGGGTACGCCCAAAAAAAAGGTTTTGACCCAAATCAGGTTCCCGACGAAACTTGGAAGATACAAGATGAAACCGAACGAACCCTACGTGGGATGCGTGAAGTACGTAATCAGAACCAACAAAATAGAAGTGAAGTATTAGACTCACTAAAAGAAAACAATAGAAAAGAAGAGCAACAACGAGATCTAAATTTTAACTTAGCTCAAGAGTTTAAGAAGGCTTATCATGATGCTGAGATGCAACATTATAAGACTAGAATTTTAGATCAAGATGTAAAGATAAGAGAAGCACAAGCTAATTACGAAAGATTTGAAAAGTTAAAAGATCTAGCACCTAAAGCTCTACAAGCGTATGGTAAATTTCAAAATCAAAGATTTGAAAGCATTATAAAAAAAGGTGCTCAATTAAATCGTAATTTTGAAGAGTTAGTAGGTCCAGAAAATTATCAAAGATTTATAGATTTATCTCATCAAGGTTTCACAGTTAAAGAAATCATGAGAGAGAAGATGCCTAATTTTAGGCAACTTACTAAAGATTTTAATTTCTTTGAATTAAGAGCTATTCAGCATGACATTGTGGATAAACATATGTTTAACACATTAAGACCCGGCTGGATAAAATATGCTAATACTGAAAAGATAAACGGTCTCACATACAACGAAAGGAAAAAAGATCCTAACGCTACACCAGAAGAATTAGCAACTTACTTTACTCAATACCGAAATCAATACGAAGATAGTTTTGCTTTTACTAGAGGAGAAGACGGACAACTTAGAAGAAAGTTTGGTGATGAATTTATTGCCAACACTGTCAGAAAAAAGTTAGATGAATATGAGTTTGAACTTAGAGCTGGAATAAATACACATGTAGAAGAAAACCTACAACGTGAAGAACTTGAAAATGAAGCTAAATCTTATAGGTTGATGGCAACAGAAAGTCCAGACTATTATTTTCAAGAGCACCTTCCAAAAATACAACAAAAAGAAGGAAGTTTAAATACATTTTTTCATCATCTACAAGGTGGTGTTGAAAAGAATTTAAGTGGTAAATTTACTCCAGAACTTATAGCTGATATAAAAGATATTCCTTTAACAGTAGATGGTGGAACAACTACTGTTGGTCAAAAGTTTTGGAAACGGTTTGTACCTATTGATAAGGCTTTAAAAGCAAGAGTTGATCAAGATTTAGCAAATGATAAAGCACATGCTATTAATACATTTAATAGATATCGACAAAAAATCTTTGAAATTGAAAACGCATATCAAAGCAAAGATGGATTACCTGTAGATGGGTTTGAAGTTACTCCTAGTCTTTATAAAAAGTTTATAGAGGAAATGAAAACTCAAGATGGTATATCTGATTATTATTTTGAAAATACTAAAGAAGGTAGAGCTTTACTTGATGGTGCTAATAGATCAATTGAAGAATATAATGCTGACAAATGGAGAGCATGGGGCAATTTAAAAATAGCTCAGAATGGAAAACTTACATTACAAGAAATTTCCGCAGTACATAATGTTCAAGTAAAACAAGAATTATTTAGTAAAACAGTTGAAGGCTTTGGACTTGATCCACAGTCCTACAACACCATGGTAAAAGATGCGTTAGAGAAAAAAATTAAAGCTTTTACAGGTGTTAAAAAGACTGATGAAATACTTTCTACTCAACTTGATGAAGTTATTGACCAAGGAATAAGTAATTATTTTGGTGAGTTTTTCTTTGATTACATGGCAAAAAACGTACCTGTTGAAAATGGTCAAGCAATCGTTAAACCAGACGAAGTAGCTCGTGCAGCTATACAGGAATACGTCAACACTAGGATGAGTAAAGACGGTGGTTTTTATGAAGTCTACGGTGTAGGTGTAGATGCTCGTTTTGCAATAATTGATAAGGTATATGAAGCAACAGCAAAAAGAAGAATACAACATATGCTTCCTACTGATTCTTCAATGATTTACGATCAAGACTTTTTAACAGAAAGCATGGATAAACAAATTATTGATGCTGTAAAGAAGGGAAAAACAATCCCTCAAGTTGTATACGATATGCACAAAGCTGTTAATGGAAGGTTAAATCATATAGAAATTATTAATGCCAGATTAGTAGCTAGAGGACAAAAACCTATTGAATATGTAGGTGCTCAACTTCTTCATAAACATGTTCATTCAAACTTTAAAAAACAAATGAACAACCTTCCTTCTTTAGGAAAGACTTTTAATTCTTTAAAAAATACAGCTAATTTAGAAGGTAATGAAGATCAAACAGCTCCCGCTATTCTTGAAGCGTTAATGATAGATAAAGAAATTGGTGGTAATTATGATGTAAGCAGGGCTGTACGCACACCAAATGGTATTAAAGAAATTGACTTAGGTGGTATTACTGTTGAACAAATCTTTAGTCAAATGCACTCTGGTCAAATACAAACTGTCAGTGGATTTAGTTTAGATAAAGAAGATTTACGTAGACAATTAGTCAAAGGAAATATAGATAGAAATACTTTGTTATCTAAAGATGTTCTGTATAAAATTGCTAAAGAAAAACTTTATGCAGATACTACCGTTTTATATGCAAAAGGAGTAGATGAACCTATTCCCGGAAATGGTAAGGCAAATGTTTTACCGTTTAATTATGGACAAAAACAAAGAAGGAAAAAAAGAACTATATCTAAAGAGCAACACGAAAAAAACGTAAAAGCATTTAGTAAATTTGCTACAGATGCTGTAGTTGCTGCACAAACTTTACCTGATCAAGCATTATCTCTTACTGGTAAATTTATAGTCGACAAAATAAAAGCTATTGCCACTGCTGAACGTCAACCACAAGATTGGCAAAAGAGAATAAAAGCTAGAAGATCTCAGAATATAACTCAGGATAAATTGGTTGAAGAAACTACTGATATTCTTATTAGAGCAGAACTTGCAAAAGAAGGAATTAATGTTGACGATTTAGACCCAGCAATCAAAGAAAGACTGTATTCAAAATTTAAATAATGAACTCATATCAATATAGTTTGTTCGATGATGCTTCACGGAAACTTAAAGAAGAGCAACAACAACAAACTGAACAAGGAGTAGAACTTCAAGAAGAATCTACTGAAACTAAAGATCCAAAACAATTTGGATTAAAAGATAACATAAAAGAAGTTGGTGATGCCATTGTTGGTGGTGGTGTAGATATTTATAACAGTATTGCTTCCTTACCTAAGTTATTAGATAAAGATTTTTACAAACCAACTGACCCTAATAATCCATATAAATATGATGCTCCTTGGTTAATTAAGAATGCACCTATTACTGAAACAAGATGGGGTAAATTTTTAAGAACTGGTATTGAATTTGTTGGAGGTACAGTTGGTGCTGGAAAACTTATGTGGGGAGCTAAAGGATTAAAAGGAATAGCAGCAGCTGCAAAACTTAGCAGAGGTGGACGTATTGGTATGTCCGCAGTATCTGGTGCTACTTATGATCTAATAAGTAACCAATCTCAAGAATCAAATTTAACTAGAGTTTTAGTTGATACCTTTCCTAACAAAGCTGGAATCTTAGAACCTTTAGCTACAAAGGAAACTATGTCTCCAGCAATGAAAGCCTTTTACAACATGGGAGAAGGATTAGGTATTGGTGGATTAATGGATGTTGCTTTTGAAGCTGCTGGTTGGGGTGTCCGTGCTTATTCAACAAGTGCTAAGAAAACACAGAAAGCTATTACTGGCAATAAAGATGAACTAATTAAAGCTTTAGATGATAGTTCAGATATAGACTATTTAGCTAAAGAATCTGCTGTACTTAAAGGTGCTAGACAGGTATATGAAAAAGCGGTTTATCGTAGATACACTAACGATTTAAAAAAACTAGGTAAAGATAATCCACTTCCTAAAGATCAATTTCTAAAAAAAAATAAAAGTTGGGAAAGGTTAGCTCCAGAAGTACAGCAACAAAAGATGAATGAGTTTGCTGAGAAGAATGAAATCGAATGGGGCGAGTATAGAGATTTAACGAGTAGAGCAAGAAAGCAAGGTGAAGCTAATGTTGATTTACAAGAAGAACAACTTGAATTTGATTTAGCTACAGGTGGTGCTAGAAATAATCCAGCTTATTACAAAGGTGGTGATATTACTGATAACCAAGCATTAAGCACTACAGATAATCCTGTTGAAGGCGTTAGGGATATGATTGAAATCCGTAACAATCCTACTCAAAAGTATGGTGCTCCTAGAGGTACTATGACTGAAGCAAATATCCGTAGGACTGAATACACAGCTCCGGGTGTAATGCTTGAGGAAATAAATTCTCTTAGTAAAACCTTACAAGCTAGTCCAGCTTTTCAAAGACTTTCCAGCAAAGTTACTGATGATGCTTTAGATCGTGATTTTAAAAGAGCTACTGTAGATCTACTTAAATTTATGGATGACTCAGGTCATTCCAGATTAATGGATATTCCTGAGCAAGATGTTCTTAACTATATAGGAGATCCACGAGCTGCTACTGAATTAGCTGATGGAGAAGTTCTTCATTATTTAAGTCCAGTTCAATTAAAGTCAATGGATTTAATTAGAGGTCAGTTAGCATATGAAGCTCGAGATTTAGCTAAAGCTGCACTTAGTGTTGCTGACAAAATAGATGTATCTGCTAATGGTTCTTTATTAGATGGCATATTAGCTAGACATTCTGCACTAGGAAGGTTGAGAAAAGAAGCTAGTTTAGCTAGTTCTGCTGAACTTAGATCTTATGGTGGGGGTGCTGTATCTAGAAAAGAATTAATTGCTAGAGCTTCTGATGATGCAGCTGCTGAAGCTGCTACTTTAAAAGAAGTACTAAAGAATGATCCTGACAATGCTTTGTTAGAAGGCTATTTACACTTCACTGCTGAAAGTAATGGAAGTGCTCAAACTTTTAAAGACTTTAATGAGTTCTTTAAACGTAAGCTCAGAGGATATAAGCAAGGTGATGTATATCAAAGAAACGCAATACTAAACGAAATGATGACTATGGGAGTTAATTCCATGTTGTCAGGTCCTAAAACCCCTGTACGTGCATTAGTAGGTACTGGTATGGGAACTGTTATGCGTCCAGTTGCAACTATGTTAGGTGCAGTTGGTAGGTCTGACGATACAGTAATGCGTGGTGCATTCCATAATATTGGTGGAATGATTGAAGCTAGAACTGAAGCTTGGAAAAAAGCAGTTGCTGACTTTCAGTCTTACAACATGAATGAAGAAGGATTTAGAGGATATATAAAAAATAAAAAAGATCAAGAGTGGTCACAAATGATGTCATGGGCAGAGACTTATGGAACTGCTGGTGATAAAGCTAGTGCTAAGTTTGCTGATGCTTTAAGAGGTATTAATAAAATACCAGTCTTTAATTATGGTCCTCGAATAATGAGGTCAATGGATACTTTCTTTACTCAAATTATTGGTAGAGGTAGACAAAGACAACTTGCTTTTGAAAACGTATATAAAAAACTAAACGATAAAGGCGTTGTTGTTTCTGATGCAGATTTAGATGATTTAGTCAGGGCATCTGAAGTTGATTTTGAAGGTAAGGTATTTGATGGCGACGGACGCCTGTCAGATGAGATGGCAAAGTTTGCTGCTGATGAAGCAAAGCTAACTCAGGAGTTAAAAGGATTTGCTAAGTCATTAGACAAGATGTTTGATCAAGCACCTTTTATGAGACCATTCTTTCTATTTGCAAGAACTGGTGTTAACGCTTTGACTATGACATCGAAGTACACACCTATACTTAACTCATTTATTAAAGAACATGCTGACATAATGGGTAAGAAATGGAATCATCCAGACTTACTACAATATGGAATCAAAACACAAAGTGATCACGAAATAGCTAAAGCCACCATGCGTGGTAGACAAGCTATTAGTTATGGCTTTACCAGTATGGTTGCATGGGCTGCATTAAATGGAAATATTACCGGTAATGGACCTCCTGATAGAGGACTTAGAAGTACATGGCAAGCATTTGGTTGGCAACCTAGATCAATTAAAATTGGTGATTCTTATGTTAGTTACGAATCTTTAGAACCATTTAATGGAATACTAGGTTTTGTAGCTGATATTGTTGACTCTCAAAAAGTAATGGGAGATGAATGGACATCAAATAACTTTGGTAAAGTTTCTTACTTATTACAAGCAAACATCGTTAATAAATCATTTCTTGCTGGATTACTACAACTATCTGATCTATTGACTTCACAAGGTGCTGATGCCCCTAGAGTTGCAGCTAACTTTATAAATAACCAGATACCTCTTGGTTCTATGCGTAACGAGATTGGTAAATTATTATCTCCCGGTATGCGTGAATTAGAGTCTGGATTCTGGCAAAGTATTCAAAACAGAAACCTTTGGGCTGATGTTTTTGTTAAAGGTAAAATGCTTCCATATAGATATGACCAGTTAAATGGTGAAATTCTTAGGGATTGGGAACCATTAACAAGGCTAGTTAATGCAACATTACCTTTTAACGTAAATATTGGTACATCAAACGAAACTAGAGAACTTTTATTTAGAAGTGGTGTAAACCTAAAACAAACATTTAACACTGGACCAAATGGTGAAAATTTAGAAGGTCATCCAGATCTTAAATCTAAATTTCAGTTCTATATGGGTCAGCAAAATGTCGAAGCTCAACTAACTGACATGATAAAAAGATATCCACAGATTAAAGAATCTATTCTAGAAATGGAAAAAGATAGAGCTGGTGGAGAAAATTATGAACCTAGAAATACGTTACATGCAGAAGAGTTTAGAAAAGTTTTAAGAAATGCAAAACGCCTTGCTTGGAGTTTATTACTTGAAGATGAACAAAGTGGAGGTAAAGCATCAATGCTTACTAGAGAACACGAACTTGGTTTAATTGGTGATCGTTCTAGAAAGATAGGAGACTACTCAACTGAAGAAAGAACAAAACGAGAAATTGAAAATCTTAAAAACCTACCCAAATAAATAATCCGCCCAGTCAAATTACAAAAGGCGTAAATGGCTGTCACACAAAATAACTATACAGGGAACGGGTCTACCGTTCTCTTTAATTTCACATTCCCATATTTAGAGCAGACAGACGTTCAAGTCAGACTTGACGGTGTACTGCAACCTACAACTTCATATTCTTTCGCCAACGCTACAACAATTCAATTCAACACTGCTCCCAGCAGTGGAGTAAATATCATTATCTTTAGAAATACAGATAACGATAATAAGAAAGCAACTTTCTACCCCGGTTCTGCAATTAAGGCGGAAGACTTAAATAACAACATTGACCAGATTCTTTATGTAGCTCAAGAGGTTGACAACAACGCTATGAGTTCACTGGGAGACACACCTATGCAAGGTGACTTACCTCTCGGACAAGGATTAGGAATCATATTTGAAGGATCTACTACTGACAATAACGAAACTAGATTAGGAGTCGTAAATCCTACAGCAGACCGAGATATTAACTTACCAAACGTATCAGGTACTGTTGTCACTACTGGTGACACAGGAACAGTTACATCAACCATGATCGCTGATGGGACAATCGTTTCTGGAGACATAGCTGATGGAACTATAGTCAATGCCGACGTCAATGCGTCAGCTGCGATTGCGGGAACCAAAATCAATCCAGCGTTTGGTACACAAAACATATCATTAACAGGAAATATTACTGTTTCTGGAACTGTAGATGGCAGAGATGTATCAACAGACGGTTCAAAATTAGATGGTATTGAATCAGGAGCTACTGCTGATCAAACAGCAGCTGAAATTAGAACACTTGTAGAATCAGCAACAGACTCTAATGTCTTTACAGATGCTGACCATACTAAGTTAAATAATATTGAAACAGCAGCTACGGCTGACCAAACAGCTTCTGAAATTAAATCATTATATGAATCTAATGGCGATACAAATCCTCTTACAGATGCTGAA